TGGGAAGGCGCAAACTTCAAGTTGAAAGTTCGTCAGTATGAAGGTTGGCCTAACTATGATCGTTCAGAGTTCTCAGCAACTGGACCTCTTGCTGACGACGAGGAACTTGAAAAAATCTATTCTCAAGTTTATTCGTTGAAGGAGTTTTCAGACAGGTCTACATTCAAGAGTTACGATGAACTCAAATCACGATTGAATATCGTTATGGGTTCAAACGATAACGATGTTGTAAGAGCATCTATGAATGAATCGCCAGCACCATCAATGAACCAATCGAAATCATATGATGATCTTGATGATGAAATTCCATACGATAAATTCAGCAATGAAGACGCCGACACCATCGATTATTTCAACAAACTATTAGAAGAGGATTAATTCGACACTATGACTGGGAACGACGCATAGTTCGTCCGAAGGTCAAAAGTCGAATTAGCATCGGGGCGCGATAACTCGTTATATCCACTCTGTCCGGACAGTGACGCTAAAGGATGAACTCGCCCCGATTTTTATTTACAAGGTTATAGGAAAATGTTAGTGATTGGATACAGAGGAAATATAAATAAATCTGAAGTTATTAAGAGTTTAAGTAAGCACACAGATTTTAAAAAGGATGATTTGAAAACGATTGCCACAAATATTGTTGCTGGTAATACTGTAAATCTACCTAATGATTTTGTACTCAGGGAAGAACTCGAAGCCCTTAATATCTTACTAAAATAAGGAGAAAACACATGGATAACATTAAAGCACTTTGGGAAAACAAATATGCTTGGTTTGTAGCAGGCGGCGTTTTAGTATATGTTGTCATGACATATGGAGTATAAACACATAAATTAAGTGGATTTAAAATCCATTGATTATCTTGATATTCACTGGAATGACGATCCCCATGATAATTGTACACATTGGATAAATTATTTGTGAAATTAAGGTAAATTTGTAATGCCATTATACACGATTAAAAATCGATCAACAAAAGAAGAGTTTGAGGTTCAGTGTACATATCCTGAACTTCAAATTATTCTATCCGAAGATCCCGATTTAATACAAAAACTATCATCGCCCGGAATCGTTTCGGGTGTTGGAGGTGTACATTCTAAAACACCATCAGGTTTTAAAGACTTACTAGGAAGAATCAAAAAAGGCTCAGGAAGAGGAAATACAATTAGGACTTGACATGGCTAAGTATGGCAAACGTAATCCCGAAAATCGTAAAAGTAATCGTAACAAGTATCTCTCGGAAAACAAAGAAAAAAGAATTAAAAATGCAGAAGATACTAAATATAATAAGTACAAGATCAGACCAACTTATTATACGGAAAATGTAGAAGATGAATACTCTGAAAATATCAACTAGAATTATAAAATACTTTTATGATGTTTTATTGACGGTTTCAATATTGATCAATGTTATCTCTTTTGGTAACATGAACCAAACATTCTCAGCAAGAAATTACGAATGGAAAAGATCAAAAAGGTTAAATCTTGTCTGGTTGATTGATGGTGTATTCTATTATTCCGGAAAAGTTTTGAATAAGATATTTCCTAAACTTTTTTCAGTGAATAAAAACCATTGCCTAGATGCTTGGGTATATTGGTATACGAGAAAACATTGTTTAGATTCGTTTTGTACGGATAAAATTATTATGGAGCAGGTGAATAATGGACAAATCGAATTCTATTTTTGATTTACTGAATAAACGATTTGAATTTTCAGAATTGGTTAAAGATTTGAATGTACCTGAACATATTATTGAAGGTGATATAAATAGTCTAAGATGGTTTGTACATAATGGACATAAGAGCAATCGATTTAAAGAAAACTACGAAGAAGCATTGAGTATAGCCAAAACAATACTTGAACAGTCATAGTGAGGCGTTTTTGTTATGAGAAAAATAACGAGGCGAATCATGAACGGATTTTCAAAGTTCTGGTGGTATGCTCCCGAATACTTTAGTCGTTGGAGACTATTTCCTAGAGCATTTATTACGATGTATTTGTATCTATTGTATGAAGTTGTCACATGGTTTATGGCATTGGATGCTCCATCTATGGAACAAGCAGGTCTTGTATCTGTTATTGTTGGTGCAGGTGCTGCTTGGTTTGGTTTGTATGTAAATAGCACTAGCACGAAGTTCTCAGAAACAAGTTTTGAAAGTAAATTAGGTAGTGTTCGTCAAAATGGTGATCCAGATAGAAAGACTGTAATCGAAGAATACGAAAAATGAAAGTTTATTATGAAGAGAATGATCTATCAAGTTTCCGTAGGGAAACCTTCTAAATTATACAAACATTGTATTGAGTCTGTGAAAAGATATTGTATAAAATTCGATATCGATCATATAGTACAGACAAAACCAATTCTAGTTATTCGACCAGATCCTTTTAATACAGGCAGAAGTCAGGAATGCGTTTCCCGACCTCTGCCTCTTCCTATTTACGAAAAAGAAAACGCATTCAACTATTTTGATCGTTATGACCAGATAGCAATCATTGATGCTGATATTTTCATTCGTGATACGGCACCAGATATATTTGAAGCATTTGGTTCCGAAGCGAATTTTGGTGCTGTTGTAGAACGAGATATGCCAATCACGAATCAGTATAAAGCGAAGATACTGAATTATTCTCAAATGCAATATGGAAGACTTCATCCCAAAGTAGACTTTGACCCAAATCATCTTGGTTATGAGTTTATGAATATGGGTCTCATGCTGATGAATAAATCAATCGTAAAATATCTTCGCGGCCAGACACCAAAACAGTTTCTCGAAAGACCAGAGTTCAAGAATTTCATTGATGGTGTTGGTACATGGAAATGGTCAACAGATCAAACACTACTGAACTGGTGGATTCGCAAAGAAAAAATGAAGATAAATAGAATGCATTGGAAATGGAATGGTCTGTACTCAGCAAATCGTAAAATTGAACATTGTCATTTTGTGCATTTCTTTCTAAAAGATAAATTGCCAAATCAAGGTGAGAATGTAGAACAGTTGATGAAGGATATAAATGCATGATATCTCTTGTTCTTTTTGATTTAGATGGTGTTCTCATTGACGCAAAAAAGATACATTATGAAGCACTTAATGAAGCTCTAGGCAAATATGCCATTACCGAAGAAGAACATGTGAATATATATGATGGAAGAAAAACAACTGAAAAACTGAATATGTTATCTGTTCGCAAAGGATTACCAACAGAAGAACATCAACAAATATGGGAGAAGAAGCAAACCATTACAATGAAAAAACTCGGTGAGTTGGAACCCATTCCTGCAATAAACGAACTTTTTCAATATCTGGAAAATAATGGATATAAGATAGGTGTGTGTTCCAACTCTATACGAAGAACAGTTCTGACTGCACTATCGGCAGCAAATCTTATTCAGCATTGTAGTGTTGTTCTTTCAAACGAAGATGTAAAGAACTCAAAACCTCATCCAGAAATGTACTGGAAAGCAATGTCAATGATGAATGTTCTTCCCGAAAACACGCTTATTGTTGAAGATAGTCCTCCCGGTCTATTAGCAGCACAAAGATCAAAAGCGCATTATATTCGCGTAGAAAATCCATACGAAGTTTGTATAGATAGAATAATTACTGAACTAAAGGGTGGTGAAATGAATAAAAAATGGAAAGACGATAATCTAAATGTGTTGATACCTATGGCGGGCGCTGGTTCTCGTTTTGAAAAAGCAGGTTATACTTTTCCCAAACCTCTTATTGAAGTGAATGGTAAACCAATGATCCAAGTTGTCGTAGAAAACATTGGTCTTGAAGCAAACTTTCATTTTGTCGTTCAAAAACAACACAGAGAAAAATACAATCTAGACACAATGCTCAATCTGATTGCTCCCAAATGTAAGATCATCGAAGTTGATGGTATTACAGAAGGAGCCGCTTGTACTGCTCTTCTCGCAAAAGAATATATCGAAAACGACAAACCACTATTCTTTGCGAACAGCGACCAGTGGGTAGACTGGAATCCTTTGGAATTTATGTATCGTATGCAGGAGACAAATGCGGATGGGGGTATTGTCACCTTTAAGGCGACACATCCTAAATGGTCGTTTGTGAAAGTAGACGAACGGAATATCGCAACAGAAGTTGCTGAGAAGAATCCTATATCCAACAACGCAACAGTAGGATATTATTATTGGAAACGTGGATCAGATTTTGTAAAATATGCTGAACAAATGATAGCAAAGAACATTCGCGTGAATAACGAATTTTATGTTTGTCCCGTATACAATCAAGCAATTCAAGACGGGAAAATCATAAGAATAGATGAGGCGAAAAGTATGTGGGGGCTAGGAACACCTGAAGATTTGGAACACTTCATCAAAAACAAGGTATCATATTCATGAATTTATCTCAATATCTAAAAATGCAATTTAAACATTATGAAAGTGAAGCCAAGAGATGGAGTTTAAAAAATAGAAATCCTGTAGTCGGTGGTTATGATAAACACAATAAATGGTCTGACTATGATGAGTTTTTATTTAAAAATTTTGATACCAAAAATCTTATAGCATTAGATTATGGTACAGGCCCTGGAAGAAACATCATCAAATTCAATCACCGTTTTAAAAGAATTGATGGTGTTGATATTGGTGAAAAAAATATTGAGAACGCCAAGATAAATCTAAAAAATGCAGATATCACAGAGAGTAATTTATATGTGTGTGACGGTAAAAGTACACCTGTTGAGAATGAGTCTTATGATGTTTGGTTCAGTGTGATATGTTTACAACATATTGCGTGTTATGATATTCGTTACTCCATTTTTGAAGACGCTTATCGGGTACTCAAACCGAATGGTCATATTTGTTTTCAAATGGCCTTTGGTGGTCGAGATACGAGTAGTCATAACTTTAATGTGTATGCTAAGTCACATGTAATCATGACTGCGGGTTATTATGATAATGACGTTAACGCCAAAACAACAAATGGTATGCATGATGTAAGTGTGACAGAAGACCGTCAGATTATTGATGACCTAGAAAAGATTGGATTCACCGACATATTGATTGATCACAGGCCTACTGGTCCTGGTTGTAGTCACAAAGAATGGATATTTGTTCAAGGCACAAAAAAATGAAAGTGGCAGTTTTAATATCTGGGATTATGAAACCAAATCCAAAATTTCCTGAGTTGATGACTCGTATTATAGAAGTCAACAAGTCTATGTTTTCTGAGGCTGACTTTTATTATGCGACTTGGGATAATGAAAAGAATAGAAAACTATTCGATACATATTATCCAGAAGAAGAATGCCATTATTTTAATGAACCGAAAATTCATTATCATCCATACACAGATGTTCCAAAAGAATATCATCTATCAGAAAATTTCAAAAAAAAGATCAAACAATTTGGAAGTAAACCATGGTTTCGTGAATGGACTTCTCATCACACAAAACAGCATTTGATACATTGTTTTCTTCTTGACAAAATAGAAATGAAATATGATGTTATTGTGAGAATGCGATTTGATAGTTTTATACATCGAAAGGCAAATTTTTTGCCTTATGTAGAAGACGCATATCAGACAGGTTACGCACATGGATTTGCAGTAACGAAAAGATCCAAGTTCAATGAGTTTTATGATTCGCCCGAAAGTGACAAACGCATGAAAGATTACATGATTGATCAACTTATAATACACAATGCTGCCAATATAGATACAAAAGAAGTATACAAGTTGCATGAAGAAAAGAGATTAAGAGCAGCAGAATTTGGATGGTATCAAGTTTTATCACAACCTTATGTTGGTCATAAAAATCATCACGGTTTTGTGAACTCATATCTTCAAGTAAATGCGGAACATATGATTGAAGAAGACAAAAAACCACTCGACATAAAATTTTTAGAAAAAAAGGATTAATATGATATATGATTGGAACGCAAAAATCTTTATACATATACCAAAAAATGGAGGGATGACAATTCGCAAATCTCCTCTTCTACAAAACAAGATTATTGCCTGTACTCCAGAACTACATGAATCGCCTGAATACACAAAAGGTCTTCATCAAAGAATGAAAGAAATTGGAGATCATCATGGGAATGAACACACACCTTGGAAACATATAAAACCTTCTTACAGAAATCATTATACAGCATTTGCGATTATTCGCAATCCATGGGATCGTGTGGTTTCTCGTTATTTCTTTGCGAAGAAAGTGATTGAAGTTGAAAAGAAAGAACCTGTTGGAAAACATCGTATCGATTCATTTGAACATTTCCTGTCGGAACGAGATTTGTGGTATAATCAACCATTCATGCATCACCGGGCAATTCGAGGATGGCAACCCGCATACGAATATGTGACAGACAACAAAGACACTATTCGGTGCGACATTCTTCGATTTGAGAATTACAATGATGATGTGTGTAAGTATTTCGAAATACCGAAAATGTCAAGAGCAAGAAATGTCACCGATTTGAACAAAGGTTCTTATCGTGATGTATATACACCAAAAACTATTCAGATGGTAGCAGATTGGTACAAGATTGATATTGATACTTGGGGATACGATTTTGATACCGGACCGACAAAAAATTACTGGGCATTGGACAAGTGAAAAACATACTACTACAACATTATAATGGCCAACTGTCCGATTTGGCAAAAGCGTCTATGGAAAACATGAAACAATATGCTTCATATTGTGGTGCTGAGTATAGATTAATTACTGGAGAACCAGTCGGCGCTATTATGTCAATTTCCAACAAATCCCAATTGAAGAAAGTCAATGCTTGTCATAAAGTGCATATGTTGAATCCTGAGTTTGACGAATATGATGTGGTTGCGATGATTGATCCTGATATGTTTGTTAGAAGAGGATTGTCTAGGAATATCTTTGAAGACGAAACGGGTGTGGGTATTTGTTCCGATCATATTAGAGCGAATGCCTTTGCGAGATTTCGAAATGCTTTTCCGCAATATTCTTCAAAAATAAATGCCTTCTGGGGAGGTGCTATCTGGCGACTTGATAGAGATATGAGAAAGAGACTTCGCAAACAGTGGAATGTGAAAGAAGTTATGCGAATCGGAAGTACAATATTCGTAGACGAAGGTATTATGCACAATCTATCTCGAAAAGCAAATATTCCAGATTCTCCCGAATATATACTAGATCAAAAATGGTGTTGGTGTTCTTATTTACCAAAATCTAAAAACGCATATATGATTCATATGAGAAAGACTGACTCAAAAGGAAATAAAGTCACGAAAGAACAATCACTCAAAAGATTGCAGAATGAAGGTATAGTATGAAAACATTGATATATCAATACTGGGATGGACCACTAAAATCGGGCATTCGCGCAGGCAAAGCAGCGATGCGCGAATATGCGCATAGTATTGGAGCAGAATATCTTTTTGAACATAATCCCAAATATTGTTCAGGACTTGGAAAATACACACCACATTACGGTCAGTTCAAAGTCGTTTATGAACCGGAGTTTGAGAAATATGATAAAGTTCTTTTTTGTGATACTGACATATTTCCAACAGATACAGTACTTCAATCTAAAGAAAATATATTTGAAGAATATTCTGGCGACATAGGAATCTGTACAGAACCACATCAACCAGAATTGAGAAAACAAAATCCTAATCATCACATAGGATATAATGCTGATGAAAAATGGGCAAAAATTATCAAGACTGTTTATGCTGTTGATATGCCTAGAACAGAAAAAGGATTATTAAAGGTTTACAATTCCGGTGTAGTGTTGTATAATATGAAATCCGTAGATAAAATACGAAAGGGGTTTGTCAAGTTCAAGAGATATCAAGACCTGATAAATACAAATGGACTAAGTGCTTTTTATGGTTGTGATCAACCATATCTTCACGCTATGATGTTCAAGTCAAATCTTATTGTAGATGAAATGAATCAGAAATGGAATGCGTTTGTTCATTATCACGGTCAAGGAAATCCGAGGCCTGTTGTTGATTTGAGAACTCAGGACACCAATTTTGTTCATATTCAACTTTCTGGTGCAGATGATTTTGATACCGACAAACTATGGCGAATAACCAATTTACACAAAACAGAATGGAAACTATAATGCTCACGACCGATATGACACATACAAAAACTCTTCAGGAGTTTTATGACGATCTAAGAAAGCGACAAGAAGAATATCATGGCGAAGATTATTGCGCGGTTCACGATGAAATTGTTCGCTTGATGGAAAAATGCGAGACTTACAAAGAACTCGGAGTAAAACAAGGAACGACTCTTGCGGCAGTTCTTTTACAAAAACCAAAATCTGTTATTGGAATTGATAGATCACTCAAAGATTATAGTCCATGCAAGGCACTATTTGAAAAATATGCTACCGATAATGATATTGATTTCAAGGTCATTGAAGATGATTCGTGTTCGTTTAGAGCAACGGCGACAGATTGTGATCTTTTATTCATTGATACTTGGCATGTGTATTCACAATTAAAGAAAGAACTCAATGCACATTATTCTTTTGTTAATAAATATATCGTAATGCATGACACTCACTCAAAACCAGAACTCGGTAAAGCGATTGAAGAGTTTTTGAATTCTGGTAAGAAGTGGAGACTATATAAAGTGAACAATAAAAATGTTGGTTATACAGTATTGGAAAAAGAATGAAAATTTATAAGTACAGAGATTACGACCATTATGTCGAAATGCAAACTGAAGCCAACAAGAAAAAAATTGATTGGCGTTATGTAAAACCCGAAACGGTAAAACGCATTGTAGACCATTTCCGAAAAAACTTTGATGGTGATCCAAAAGCGATAATCTGTCATGGCACAAGAAATGGAGGAGAACAACAGTTCTTTCAGGGGCATTTTCCGAATGCTGAGATTATCGGTACTGAAATATCCGAAACTGCTGAACAGTTTCCTATGACTGTTCAATGGGACTTTACAAAACAAAAAGATGAGTGGATCGGTAAACATGATATTGTTTATTCTAATTCATTTGATCATAGTATTGACCCCGAAGAAACTTTGCGAGTTTGGACAGAACAATTAACACCAAATGGCATTTTGTATATTGAATATTCAGAACAACAATCTGAATCTTCAGCATATGATCCGCTTGATGCCACAAACAAAGAGGTGATAAAAATGATTCGTGATAAAGGTTTCAAAGTAGAAGTCGAACCTGGAAAGCGTAGCGGGCATTTGATCTTTATGTGTACCCAAGAATGAGGTCGTATTATGGATGGATATGTAATATATGTTGAAAACAATATACATTCCGAACAGGGCGTTTCTTATTTAAAAGAATCGATAAAGCATTTTGCGCCTTGGATTAATCTTCATAAACTCAAAGCGATCACAGATAAATCCGAAATCGATCAGTTCATGAAGAAAGAGAACATCCATTGGAATTATCCATGGTCTGGTTCTCAACAAGATTTTGTCACAGGATTGAAAAAGTCTGCTTATCCGACAAAAAATCCATATTCAAGAATTTCTTGCGCAATCATGCATTATTCTTTGTGGAAAAAAACTGCTATAGAAAACAAACCAATATTCGTTTTTGAACATGATGCGATTTTTATTAAAGACATACCAGAAAACTTTACAGAAGGAAATAAAGCGCCTATTATAGGTTTGAACTCCCCGTTCGGCGCAACACGAATACCCACAGCATATAATAATTTTGTTCAAACATATAATGGTGATAAGGAAATAATTCCCGCACCAAGAATCGATCATTCATATATTCCACAAGGTCTTGCTGGCAACTCGGCATATTACATAACATCAAATGGTGGCAGTATTATGTTGAATTTAGCCAAAGAACACGGCCTTTGGCCTAATGATGCTTTGATGTGTAGACAACTTGTTCCCGGGTTATCTGTGACTAAAACATACTACACAAAAGTTCAGGGCATTCAATCAACTACGAGTTTATAATGAAAGCATATGTAATCACAATAATGGATAATCCTTTGTCAGTTTCTGCCGCAGAACGATGTATAAAATCTGCAAAGAAATTTGGTCTTGATGTAAAGATGTGGAAAGCATTTACACCAAAAGACAATCCAAGAAAAATACTAACAGACCACGGGATCAATCCCAAGGGTTTTGAAGAAGTATATTCAAGACTTGAGAATTGTATGGCTGCATTTCTATCACACTATTCTTTGTGGCAAGAATCCTTTACAAAAGACGAGAACATTCTTATTCTTGAACATGACGCTGTGGTTAAATCAGAAATACCAAAAATGAACTTCTTTAGAGGATGTATTTCATTCGGCAAACCATCTTATGGCAAATTCAATATTCCAACACAAATGGGTCAAAACAAACTGCAATCAAAGCAGTACTTTCCGGGCGCACACGCATATTTGATTTCGCCAAGAAAAGCAAAGATCGTAATTGAAAAAGCGAAGACAGAGGCCGCTCCAACGGATGTATTTTTTCATAATGACAGATTTGATTTTCTTGAAGAGTGGTATCCTTGGCCTGTAGAGGCAGTCGATTCTTTTACTACGATACAGAAACGAGAAGGGTGCCTTGCAAAACACAACTTTGGAGAAACTTACGAGATTGTATAATGAAAAAAATTTTTATCACAGGTTGCGACTCCAATACTCAATGGCAACTGAAATGGTTCGTAGAAAACTTTCAAAAACATAATCCGAACGCAAAACTTTTGATATGGGATTTTGGTATGGATAATAATCCATATCCGAAAATATCACAAAAACTAAAGTCTCAGGACCCAGGATGGTTCAAAAAACCAAAAGCAATGTTTGAAGCATCTAAAATGTCAGACTATGTTTGTTGGCTTGACACAGATTGTGAAGTGAGAGACAACATAGAAGACATATTCGATTATGTTGAACCGAATAAACTTGCTATGGTAGAAGATGTTCCATGGTCACGCCGAAGAGGAGAAAAATGGCATAACTCTGGTGTTGTAGCATTTCAAGGCACTCCAAAGATATTGAATGATTGGGTTTCTGCTACAGTATTTACAAAAGAAGTCGGAGATCAAGAAGTACTTCATTCGATTGTTCGAGATGGTATGAAAAGGATGATAAATATCACTGACCTCCCCAGAAAATATAACACTCTTCGTCTTGATATTCAAGATAAGACGGGTCCTAAAACTATCAAAGTTATGCATTGGACAGGGCGCCGGGGTAAGGAAGAAATAAAGAAACTTATGAAAGAGAAGTAATGAAACCAAGAATAGTTCATATTATCGGTAATGGCGATAACGCTCATATCTACAACACCGAACAAAGAAAAGGTATCAAACTTACTTGTAATCTACCACCATTTTCTGTACCTGACGCTTATGCTACTTGTATTGTCGATTTCAAGATGTGTAAAGCGATAACTGAAGGTTCTGTTATACCTCCTGGTGAATGGGTCATGGGTATGAGACCAAAAATGTGGTGCGACAACCATCCACAATTTTATATGAACCATGCTTCACGAATCAAAGGATTCTTTACAGAAAAACCAGAGTATGTGGACAACTACACAGATTTTAATTGTGGTCACATGGCCACATACTATGCGATAAAGAAACTCAAAGGTAATGAAATACATATGTACGGATTTGACTCCATCTTTGATATGAATCTTAGATCGTGTTCAGATTTCTATCTCCAGTCGGATCGTGAGAAGACAAACACATTCCGATTGAGCAACAACTGGCGACCCATCTGGCAAAGCATGTTCCAAGAGTTCCCGAACGTTAAGTTCTATCTGTATCACAACCACGATAATTCGCGAATCGAATTGCCGACCAACGTAGAGGTAGTGGTAAAAAAGAAAAAATAAATGAAAAAAGTTCATTTTACCTCTTGACGAATCACTTTCGAATGCTTATATTGATAGTGTAAGAGAGAGGAAAACAGATGTACACTTACAGCGACGAACTTTACAGCGACATTCACAAAGACGCCTACGGATTTCGTCCTCGTGACGGTGGTGTTCATTGCTGGCACGTTCTCACTCCTGCTCAAAAGCAGGAAGCATGGGACCGCATGGAAGCGACAATCGCAGAAGATATTGCTGCTGAAAAAGTGCGAGCAGCAGAAGACATTGCTGCGTTTGAAGCAGAAGTTCAAAATACCATTCAACTGGGTGCTGGCGACCGTGCAACTGCTCTGCGTTGGATGATGCAGACTGAGGATTTCTATCACGAACAAGACGTTGAAGGTTGGGTTTGGAAGAAGGGTATTCTCTTCACCGACGAAGGCCGCGCTCTTGTGAAAGAGTTGATGGAAATAGTTGAATTCAAAGAATGGGAGATAGCGTAACAATGCGTGAGTACTGGGAAATCGCTAAGGAATTGCGTCATATGATTCGCGTAACGAACACTCCGGAGGATGCTATTCCTGCTTGGAAAATACTTCGTCTTGCGGAAACATTTGAAAACAAAGCAGAGGAACTTGAAATGAAAATGATCGTTCAAATGCAAAACGATTGGGTAGAGGCTTCTTGATGGACTATGCAAAAACTTATGCAGAACGCATGGAACTGATTCGTGAAGTTCATCAAAAGATGCAGGGCAAACCTAAGAAGCGCAAAGTTTCTGCTGGGCACGACCCAGATTTGTATTACACTGATGCGTCAAAGTACGCAGAAAAGTACTATGGTGAGTCATATCGGCAAACAGTTAGGTATGATAATGAGTGGGACTGATTATTATCTATTGAAATTATCGGACAAGATTTCCGAACTGAACAAGAGACTTGAAGAACTCGAAAAACGAATTAAGAAGTTGGAGAAAAATACCTCAATTCAGAGAGCAACACTATGAAAACTAGGAATCAAGTCTGGGATCAAGTCTGGGATCAAGTCGGGGATCAAGTCTGGGATCAAGTCTGGGATCAAGTCCGGTATCAAGTCTGGGATCAAGTCTTGGGTCAAGTCGAGGATCAAGTCGAGGATCAAGTCTGGTATCAAATCGAGGATCAAGTCTTGGATCAAGTCTTGGATCAATGGTATGAAAACTAATAATCAAGTCAGGGATCAAGTCAGTATTCAAGTCTGGGATCAAGGCTGGGGTCAAGTCGGTATTCAAGTCTGGGATCAAGTCAGTAATCAAGTCCGGGGTCAAGTCTGGGTTCAAGTCTGGGTTCAAGTCTGGGATCAATGGTATGAAACAACATCCTAATCATTGCAATCATAAAGATGACGAGTTTTACGGTCATGTCGAAATTGCTGATCGCGGATTTGGTGATTTGTATTTCTTTTATTCTAAATCTCATGAAAGTTGGGAATATTGCTTTCGTACCGGACCCGATGGTGAATATTCATCTATGCCTTTGAAATATGTTCTTCGGTGGAATGACGACACACATCAACAAATAATTCGTTATTTTATCGAATTTATGAACAAAAGGGCTTGACGAAATCGGAAATAAAAAAGGGGCGCTAAATGCGCCCCTAAGTTTATCTGGTTGAACCCAGATTTTTTTATTGGATTATGCAGATAGCATATTATCAACCCTAAAGATACGATAATATTGATTTGTTTTCGCAGTTGCAAGACCGTTAGCAGGTGTCGAACCAACGAATGGGTTAGATACCATACCGTAGCGAGTCTTGAAGCCGATTTTCGGCTGGAAGGTCGCTTCAACAACGGCACGAACCATCGTCAGAGGAACGTATGGGCAGTAGAACACACCAGCGTCATATGGGTTTGTACCCTTATAACCAACGTTCACATAATCGGTTGCCGAATATGGGTCAATGTACACTCTGGTACGTCCATTCAGAACACCAGCGAATGTGTTGCCTGTGTCATCAACATTGAGGCTCGTTGACATAGCAGGAGCATAGTCAAGCATACCCGAAGCAGCAAGAGCCGAGGCAACATCAGACGAACAGAGAACGAAGTTACCTTTGCCTCTCCGAGTCTCTTTTGCAATCACATTGGCTTCTCTTTCGATCTGAATAACGAGACCCTTGAACTTCTCAACCGACCAACGACCATCAGCATCGGTCGAAAGATCGAAGATACCGTTGATAGCAGTGTTAGCTTGTGAAGCACCAGTTTTCGCTTGCGAGTTGACTGTACGAACAACTTCACGGTTGATTTCTGCAAGGATTTCAGTCGTGAGAATATTCGCAAGTTCGGTTTCAGCATCAAGACCGTGGATCGCTTTCAAGTCTTGTGCGAGTTCAAGCGAATAGTCTGCCTGCAATGCACGGGACTTCGCAGTCACGGTTGCTTTTTCGATGGTGAATCCCATGTCATTGAAAGTCGAACCACCCGTAGAACCGAGGGCTTCCGCATCGTCTGTCGCCATACCAGTACCGACAACAGGACCAACACGATCATTGTTGATAGAAGAGTCGCTGTTAGAGTCGGTTAGACCAAGCAGACCAGAAGGCGATGCGTCTTGAGCGGAACCCGAAGATTCACCACCGTACTTCGTGTTAGCTTCGTTGAAGAGTGCTTCAGTAGACGCTGTAGAACCGTCACCATAGCGCGACTTCATCGCGAAGATAAGACCAGTAGGACCAGTCATCGGCTGAACGCCGCAGATATCATAAGCGACGAGGTTTGGCATCGCACGACGAACAAGCGAAATCAGAACTGGGTTCCAGTTGGCCGCTGAAGTTGTGCTGTTTGAAGGAGCACCTGTACCTTCGTGAAGAAGCATACCTTCTTCGCGCATGGCACGCTCTTGGTTTTCAAGAAGAACGGCAGTGACCGACTTCTTGTGATAGTCTGTGATTTTACCGGCAGCATCTTCATTAAGAACGCTGCCCCACTTCTCGACGAGAGAAGAATAGTTAGGGAGTTGTTGGTTATACATTTTTTTATTCTCCTGAATGTATTGTTATTATTCTTTTCTTTGGCGACGGATCGCATCAACATATTTTGCCATAGTGTCATTGTCGATTTGAGCAATGGCACCCATGTCTTTATCTACGAGAAGATCATCGGTTTCATCCGCACCTTCTGAAATAGATTTTTTGAAATAAGATTTCTTGATGGTATCCACTTTCTCCGAGAAAGTTTCAGCATCTTCAAAATCTAAATCCTCAACCAACGAAAAGAGTTTTTCGATTTCGGTTTCGGCAAGACCAGATGATTTCTCCAGAATGATATCACGCTTGTGATATGCTTCCAGATCCTCGTTCATTGCAAGCATTGCTTCTGTGTAAGTATTCACAGTTTCTTTCAATGAATCAATTTCAGCTGCCAATTCGTCTACAACATTAACCTGTGATTCAGGTACTTCAATGTATGATTCCATAAACAAGTTCTTGAGACCTTCCATGAAGTTCTCAGCAATCTCGGTACGAAGACCTTGTTCGATTGCAATTTCATTTTCCTTCATCCAAGTTTCAACTACTAGATTCAGATACGCATCCACTTCTTCTGCGAGAGCATCTTTGTAGACTTCCAGATCCTCCGTAAGTTTTTCTTCATAGGCTTCTTCAAGACGGTCAATTTCTTCTTTGAGTTTTGAATTGATCACCGCTTCAAAGATCGTTGCCGCTTTCTTTTTGAAACCTTCTGAAAGAGTGGCTTCTTCTGAAATAAGAGCGTCAAGGTCATCTTCGAAATCTTCTTTAGCAACTTTAAGTTCGCTAGGCATAGAATTCTCCTTATCACCTTTACGCTTTTTTGCGCCTTTTACTTTATCATCGGCAGCAGCTACTGAAGCAACAGATTGTTCTTCAGCATTTTTTTCGTCATGAGCTTCTTCGATTTCTTCGCCATCGTAATCTAGCTCAAGATCATCTTCATATTTTTTTGTCATTTATTTGACTCCTATCAATTATCTTGATTTTGATTTAACTAATGAGAGGAAATTTTTAAACTCACGAACCTGCGTCTCATAGAGATTAGCGCGTGGAGCCTTTCTAATTTCAGTCTCCATTTTTCTCACTTCTCTGGCTTCCAAGATTCCGTTATTCCAGATCCAATCTACACCTTCCATAATCCCATTAACAAACGCATCGTGCGCTGATGGATCTTGTACGATATCAACTGTACTTAAAACGAAATCAGGTTTGACATAGTTAATGCCTTCCCTTTGTTCCAGACTTCCCATACCACGAGTTGAAACACCCAACTTTACACCCCCTTCAAGTAATCCTCTTACGATTTGACCACATGGAGTTTCAAGAATGGTTGCTCTTCCGATCACATTATTGCCGTCCCATTTGAGTTCGTCAATTTTGTGCGAAACTTTGTCTAAGTTAATAGTCGGACCTGTAGGATGATTCAATTCACCAACAGCACGACCTTTACTTACTTGATCTTCAATATATTTGTTGACCGCACCTTCCATGATTCCTCTTGGATAGATGCGACCATTTCTATTCTTTGTCTCTGCTTGCATGAATACGCCTTCAATCGCGTATTTCTTGCGACCGTCTGCTTTTGCTTCGGCGATGACCTCTAGATCATCTTCAACGTATTCGGTAATTAGTTTCATGCGAAAATTCTTTCTTCTTTTCTTTTTTTACCTTCATTGGAAGAAGTTGCTATCTACCGAGTTTTAAATATTCGGTAATCAGTTTCATTTGTTATTCTTCCTCCGATTCCAGTTCTTCGTAGTCGTCTTCGTCAGCAAGTTCATAACCAGAGTAATCAGCACCCATGCCGATTTTAATAGTTTCAAAAGCATCTGCTACTTTTGCATGTAATGCTTGATTAATTGCATCACCAGCATTGGTATAGTTTTTGCTAAGAATGTTATCAATAATATTTTCAGCGTATTCGCTCATTTCAAATCTCCTTATAATTTAATATTATTTATACTTTTAAAGTTTTTGACATTAAGTTAAACTAACATTGTCCCAATATGTCTTGCTCAACTCACCTTCAGTTTCTACAGTCGAACCTACTTTTCTACATTTCACATAAACCTGATTTACACCTGTTGTTCGAATGCCGTTTGTCTGCTTTTCCCATAATGCTCTTTGCGCAATGTTGCCAGGATCTGGTGGATTATCATCATATTCCCAAATTCCACCTCTTATCGTATTCCATGCCATTTGCTTCTTCCTTTAATCTATAACATCTTCAATAACAGAAGTGATCAAATCTGCTATAAGTGTTGCTCTAAATTTTAATAGTCCGCTCAAATCATCTCGAATAACAATCTCGATTCTGTCATTTTCAGAACCCAATAACTCAATTTCAGTCGTAAAATCAAATCGAATCTTTAACATAGTGTTTGTTGAATCTGATACTGAAGTCACGATCCGACTGCCGGGCAGATTCAAAAAATCGAATAGATTTTTCACATTTCCCGAAAACCGCAATTTATTTTTTCTATACCATCTAAAGATAATGCCATTCTGTAACTCATTAACATTGAGAATTTTATTATACGAGTATCCATAAGATGCGCCGTCAGTCGCAGTCGGATTTAATGCGTCAACCAATATCAATTCTAGACCTCTTGCAGCGACTCTTTGACCAGAATTTGGTGCCATCTTGAAAATTGCTGGAGCGCCTGTTTCTTCGAACTGAATATCGTCTAAATAATAATTAGGTGCCTGACCGGCTCCGATATCAATAGTTTTAACTACCAACTGATCTAAAGTTGTACCAACAATTGCAAAATCTGAAAGACCTATTGAAAAATTTTGCCAAGCATTTAAAGTTATAGTAGAAATATATTCAGATAAATTTAATTCGTTGCTCACATTTGTTCCGGCGAGTCTAAATCTTAAAGAAACATCTTTATCTCCCTGAAGAGACCAAGACGATAGATAGATCGAACCAGATAATGATTCGTAATTACCAAATGTAATAGCACCAGAGTCTCTATTGAAAAGTGCCTCTGCTCCACCAACTGTTCCTGAAGCGTCTATACTTTGTGCGCCACTATTTGCTTGATCAGTCGAAACAAAATCCCATGTCCCAGAAATTGTCGATGCGCTCCATCCAGCACTATCACCACCATTATGAATCAACAGCGGAGTACCACCAGCGGAGATATTTTGATTTAAATCTGGTCCATATGAATCATTTGATGCTATGATATTATTATTGACATGATGAACCATAGGATGCGTGTAAGCAGCAATGCCATATGGTTTATTTGGTATACCGTCTGCATGATTGTCATCACGCACAACGTCAGCAGTATGTCCGCTAGTAGTACTACCAATTTCAAACTTTATCATATTTTATTCTCTTACTGTAAATAGAACGAAACTCTAGTATATACGGTTCCCGAAGTATGATCACCAACGTAGTTTATTTCCATAGTTTTTCCGGGAGGAATGATAAGCGAACCCTCTTTATTGAATCTGTACATTTCTCCTTCTTCTTTTGGATAATGACGATCAAACACGTCAATTGTTCCGGTTGTTGTTGGCCCAGCATTATAAGCTGTCACGGAAGAAAGTTTACCAGATCCTGAGTTCATATTTGTAGGAGTTTTTGATGTACCCCCAGAAGAATATGTCGTATCAAAACCTATCTGTAAATAGTTAGACGCATTCGGCAAAGCAGTTCCACCAGAGGGATCTAAAATTTGCCAACGAATATAATTTACAACCATATCTAAAGTAGAATTATTTTTCAAATGTAAAATCGTGACAGTACCATTTACACATGTCCCCGTACCCCAGACTTGGTATGCATTACCATCTCTTAGACTGATAATGTGTTGTTGTGATGATGTTTCTGAATAAACATTTAATTGATTATTATCTGTAACAGATACCCATTTACCATTACCAGATCCAGATTCTATTTTCATAGTCTTTCCTCCAAATTAATTTCTTCGTCTGATAATTCTTCACCTGTGACAATAGATAAATGAAGATTTATCTTCTTGAGTTCGTATAAAATTTCTGTCAATAATTCCCGATCTAGTGTATCATTACCTATCTTAAAATTATTAAGGGTTTTTTCTGTTGCTAAATCTTGGAATGCGTTTCTTAATGCCATGCTTTATTCACCATAATAATAAATTAGTCTTGTGCAAATAGTTCCCGCAGTCGCGACTTCAACAGTAAGTGCAATACTTTTCTGAGGACTGATAATCAACGCACCGTTAAAAAATTCTTCGCTGTGACCTGTCCCGTTGATCCACTGTTCAAAGAATGTTCCATTTGTTACTGTTGATCCATTCACACCTCTGTAAGCATTCACTGTCGAAACATTATTTGAACTCAAATTCAAATTGTTGACATATGCATCTGTTGCGGCAGATATTAGTGTACCTGTTGTGGAATTAGTATACATTTTCCACAACGATACAACCGTTCCGCATGTTCTTATACTGTGGACCAATATGTTTCTTGTTCCAGTATTTTTTATATAAAGATTGCCGGTCTCAGTGTCCGTTGTGGTCATAGAAATGTGATCTGTAATAGCAACATAAGCATCCCCATTTGTATCTGATCTCTCAGCAAAAACGGGTGTTGTAACAGCATCAGTCAATAGTCTATTAATAGAACTTACCTTCGCCTGATATCCACTGCCCGCGCCATCTCTAATGATTGTCATTAGTTTTTCTCCTCATTTGTTTTTTCTTAGCACCCATCATCGAACCAGAATGTAAAACTATCTGAATCACTATCTATATTCGTTTGTATCCATAAATATTTATTCAATTCTGTTGTCGGTGCCGAATCTTGTATGAATAAGGGAACCGAAGAATCACCACCACCGATTGCATTATCTATAAGTTGTACTTCATATTTATCAATGTCTTTATTATATATCAGTATAGCACGATCTGGTATATTCTCTTTTCGTGTACGAACAACATCAGCATTGTCCATCAAATTATAAGAACCGCCACCGCCTAATGTACTTAATGACTTATTCACATTTGCTTGCCATGTCTTGAAGTTCTTTTCTACTTCTTCAATGTATGGCTGCACATTTGGCAATGCTGCATCTTTGCCAGCAGGACCTTCCGGCCCTTGTGGTCCTACTGGTCCCGTATCACCTTTATCGCCTCTTTTTCCCTTTGGTCCCATGGGACCGGCTGATCCTTCAGGACCTCTTGGACCAATATCACCTTTTTCGCCTCGGTCACCTTTAGGTCCAGTTTCACCAGTATCTCCCTTTTTTCCTTGGATACCTGGTTCGCCTTGTTCACCTTTTTCTCCTTGAAACCCCTTATCGCCCTTATCGCCTTTAGGTCCTATCGGCCCTTGATAACCACGAGGTCCTCTTTCTCCTTGGGAACCATCAAGACCTCTTTCGCCTTGCTCACCTTTATCGCCTTGAACGCCTTGAACGCCTTGAGGACCAATCTCGCCCTGTTCACCAATCAATCCTTGCGGACCTACTGGTCCCGTATCACCTTTTTCACCTTTCTCCCCCTTATCACCTTTAGGACCTTCTACAATAGTTGTTTGTTCTTCAAGCAATCTATTATCAATAGTCTCTATGTCTTCCATCAAAGCAGATATCTTTTTCAAGATACCCAACTTTAGTTCTTTCAGTTCCTTTCGGACCTCTTCTGTGTTTTCATCACTATAGAGTAAGGCAGTAGCGAGTAATTTATTTTCATGAGACATGTCATTTATTCAACTTTTTAGCAATCATCCTATTCAAATTTTCAGTCAGTTCAAGATCGGCGACCTGTGACCAGTCGGTATCTTCTTTTTGCGGTTTGACATTAATATCTATAGAATGTTTTTGGCCTTGCGGCTGAGGTTCCGGTTCGGGTTCCGCTTCGGGTTCCTGTTCAGGTGGCGCTTCTTCTTCTTTTGGTGTTTCTTGCATAATCTGCTTTTTCATTTCTTCAATATCATCATCGGAAAGTCTCAGAACATTTTTCATCACCCATTCTTGGCTGAAGTATTGTCCAACATAGTTCTGAATGACATCCATGTTCTGTAGTCTTTCACGAAGCAATTCAGCCTCTTTCAGTTCCGTAAAGTGATTGTCACGATCATATTCAAAAAATAAATCGCCGTTTAGATCATTCCAATCTTCCTCGGTCACGATATTTTTGAGTATCAACTGTCGCTTCAAGCATTCCTTGAATACGAGAGAAAATCTTTTTCTAAGACGATCAACAAATTTCTGGAACTTCAATTCATCTCTTGTGATTTCATTTGATCTACCAAGAGAGAAGTTTGTTTCTGGTTCCATTCTTGAGATAGGAACACCAAGAGATTTATACAGTTTCTTTTGAAAGAAAATGACATCATCTATTTGCCCAAGATTATCGCCACCCGGCAATGAAGAAACTTCAGTTCCGCGGCCGCCTTCTCTTCTCGGCATCCAGAAATCTTCTGTCATTGCCATAAACTTACGGTCGTCTTTTATCTCGCCTGTACTCGCATCGTATACCAACTTATTGCGATACCGAGCCATGATACCTTTCATGTACTCTTCTGCTTTGCCTTTAGGCAAGTTGCCAACATCTACATAGAAAATTCTTCTTTCAGGCGCTCTTGCCAATCTGTACAAAACAAGAGAATCTTCCATCATTCTAAGTTGGTTTGTTGGTTTCAATGCTTTGTGAAGATACGAAATCACAGTCTTCATATTCTCATCAAGTAATCCTGATGTAGTATAGAGAATCGCATCTTTTGAAATTTTGACACCCCCAGCAGCAATAGGTGCCGAAATCAATTTGTTATTTGTGGCAACCTTATCTTGATATATGAAGAATTCTTCTTCTTTATCAATGATCGGCGCACCAGTTCTTTCATCTCTTTTTCTTGTGATATTTTTGATTTTACGAAGTTTAGATGTGTCGATTGGACGAATTTCTTGAATACCCTTCTTGGGATTCTTTTCATCTACAATCAATTGAAAACAAATTCTTCCATCAATATACCATCTCCGAAAAATGTCATGACCTAAATCGGAGAATTTCAACATATTCAATATGTCATCAAATTCGTCTTTTATCTTTTTCTTTATGGAATCCGAAATTTTTACATCATCCATATTCAGTTCTAAACCAAACCCAGATTCCGTACCGACAATAGATTCGTTCACAATGTCTTCAATTGCCATATCGACTTCTGGATAGAGAGCAATTCCTCTATATCGCATAATCAACTGATAGTTATCTTTTGCGGAGTTTCCATCAATATCAACATATTGACCAAAATGCGCCCCGGCAGCGGTCATGTAACCAGGACCGTCTTCGTCTACTTTTGGTACAATCGCTTTTAAATTCGGATCTTCTTTGGTTTTTCTCTTGATTTCAAAACCAAATATCGAAAAACCATCACTTTTTTGTGTATCTTGTTCCGCCATGTCTAGCCTTCATGTAAGTAATAATGACTAGGAGAGTTTCCCCTCCTAGTCTTATTTAGTCATGTTTTATGTTGTGATTGCCACATCTTCCCAGTACTGGACAGCAAGTGTTGTCTGGAATCTTTCAATAGTGTCTTGATCACCATATGAAACTTCAATAGCACTTACCGCAATAGGGAATGTTCCTCTGAAGTCATATCTTTTGATGGAAGAACCATCTTTATCAAGTTGCTCAATAAACATGTCCACCATATAAGATGCAGGATTCGTCAAACCAGTATTTGCTGAGTGAGCATTGATTGTGTTCATCCAGCGTTCAAAGGAGTTCCGAATTTTGAAGTCTGTATCGTTAATAATATTAACGGTCCAGTCATCAAATGTACGATCACCAGCAATTTTCAGGATACGACCCCGAAAAGGCACAGGAATCATACCAATGGTAGACCCAGGTAACTGTGCGGCTTCGCACATGAAAGATGTGAGTTCAACATCACCACCCGCAAAGAGTGGAAAGTTGAGTGTTGCTTTGAAGAGGTTTGAACGTGCGCCACCCCCCTTCAGTTTTGCTTTGAAATCGTCAATACCTAAAACAGCCATCTGTTATCTCCTTATTATACTGTGCCAACAACTTCGTTGAAATCCACACCAGTGCGAACAGCAACGAAATTGAGGGTGACATAGTTGATTGATCTCGCTGGCTTGATGTAGATATCAGCAACGAACTCATTTCTATCTATAACAGCGGCGGTGTTGTTTGACGCATCACACACAACGCGGAAGTCAGTGATACCACGACGACCTTTGACTTCTCTTAAAAGAGGTTCAACAATGTTCACAAATTCGGCACGGGTGAATTCATCGTTGAATTCAAACATGACCGATCTTGCGGCAATTGCGATTGATCTTTCAAGAACAAGGAACAGACGGCGCACATTGATTCTATCAAATGCGGATGGTCTGCGTAGATGTGTCTTATCACCATAAAGCATCAGACCTTCGCCAGGAATATTGGCGATTGGGTTGATACCTGCTTTATAGAGTGTGTCTCTATTTGCTTTTGTTGGCGAATATGTCAATGCTGTTACACCAAGATAGTTACCTCTTCTCGCGCCTGCTGGTGAGAACCAAGGAGCAGAAGAAAGATCAGATAGTGCCATAACACCAGCAGTTGATGATGCCGCCGGAATGTGGATATACTGATCATTATATTTGTCGTATATTTTGAAGTAAGCATTATCCATGAACAGATACGACGAGTTCGTAAATGTGTTCGCGGTTGTTACAGCATCGGCAACTGGAGTTGCGCCATTGACGATATCCGATCTTGCGGGTGATGCTACAACAACGCAGTCTTTGCGAGTCGATCCGGCAATCGCGATAAGATCATTGACAACGGTTGTTTGATTCGCTCTTGATGACATACCAGGCGCAATCAAGAAATCCACCTGAATATTGTCAACATCTTCAAACTCGTCAAACCCTGTCGCATATTCTGACGTGGTAAGAGTTCCTGAGTTCACACCACCTTGCATGGTGAATGTTTGAACAGCGCCACCCGAGAATATGAAGTTGTCTCCGGAATCCGCATCAGTACCAGCAAGAGCATCAAACTTTGATTGGTTACCAAAACCGGCCATCCAAATGTAACGTGAACGGCCATTGATAACATCTTTGATGTAGTTTGTGGAACCATCAGTATTCTTTGCGTTTTTAGCAAGAGAAACGAATGGATATCTTTCGAGAATGGTACCAACAGTACCAGTCATTTTACCAGTTCTGTCAACGACGATAACATGTGCTTCGTCATTGGTAGCACTTCTATTTGAAGCGTATGTGGATGTACCGGGCGCCGAATCAAATTCATTCACATAGGTCCACGCATCAAACGCAGTACCGGCTGAGTCAACTGGGCAAACTTCAATTTTAATTGCGTTGCCGAGTTCGCCCGGATATTTTGAAATAAATGTATGATTGTCACTATCAAGTGCGGTCACTTGAGTGTCAAAATGATCCCGTTCCCGTACAGTTGGTGCTGAAGCAGCATCGGAATCATAAGAGTTTTTGGCCGCTGAAGTCGCTTCTCTCACGACCTGTAGACTGCCTGAGTATTTCAGGAAGTAAGCAGCCGAATGGAAATCTATAGTGTTATCTGAATCTGGTGCGCCAAAAGTAGTAACCAATTCGTTTTCGTTTGCAATAAGAACAGGATCTCTCACTGGACCCCAACTAAAATCGCCAACAAAAGCGCCTGTGGTTGACTGAACATTCGGTGCTACACCAGTTAAATCGATCTCCTTGAACGTTACCGCTGGAGATTCTGATGGAGTGAATAATGCCATGAGTCTACCTCTCTTATAGAGTTATTGATATGTTATCATAATACGAATAATCATTATTTCTATTTATAAAAAAATGCTTTTTAGCACTTGACAAACCACTTTCGAATGCTTATATTGAGTATGTAAGAGAGAGAATCATATGAACTATGTAGAAATCATGAATGGCGCCCAATGGATGAAAATCCTTACTGAGCGTGTCATTTATCATTGCATCGAAGAACTAATGCCTCGGATGCGGACTCTCGACATTACGGTTGAATTCAGTTCCGACATGGGCGAAACGGCCGGTGCTGTTCTTGAAATCGACAAGCGCATGTTTGAAATCGAACTGTCGGAGTTTCTGGGTTTTGATGAACTGATCAAAACTGTTTGTCACGAAATGGTTCACGTCAAGCAGTATGCACGTGGCGAAATGAAGGCCGAAAGTATCGGTGCCGTTCTGTGGAGGAACGAAGAAGTTGCTTCTGATCCCGCAAACTACTATGAGTTTCCTTGGGAAGTCGAAGCATACGAGATGGAAGTGATTCTTTTCGAATCTTTTTTGAAAAAATATCCCGGATGCTCTTGACATTTGATTCAAGAGTGCTTATATTAAGTATGTAAGAGAAAGAGAGAATCATGTCCAACTGGAATCTGAAAGTTTACGACTTCATCAACGGCAAGAAAATTCTTGTTGCCCATGCCAATGGTTTGAATGACAAACTTGAGCGGTACTGGCGGAACTACTACCATGCTGAAGGTCACGCATGGATCGAATCACAGAACATGGATATCGTAGAAGAACAAATGATTCTTGATCTACACCTTGCCGACTCGGATGGTTATGCGTGTAATCAGATTATGATGTAAAAAAAGTTCCTTCACCCTCTTGACATTTGGTCTCGCAATGCTTATATTAAGTATGTAAGAGAGAGAAAGAGAGAATCACCATGAGCATGATGACCTTCAATGAATACAATGAATCGACTAACTCTCTGAAACCGGTTATGATCCATAAGACCTTCCAAGGTTATATGGTCTTCACTCCGAAAGGTCGGTTGGATGATGATTTCACCTCTGCTGGTCCGTTTGTTAGTTTTGATGCGGCTCGGCGGAACGCAGAAATGAACGTAGGAATGAAAATGAACTGGGGAGACTTCTAATCAAAAACTCACAAGAACTTAATGAACTTGGCTGGAGCATTTACCGGTCGAATAACTGGATCGCTCGCCATCGTGAGACCGGTAAAAAAATCACTGCTGATACTCACCTCACTCTTCTTCATCTTGTGAATTACGAAGAAGAAATGAACTGGGGAGACTTCTAATGCTCGTCTACACCGCCGAACAGAAAGAACTCGTTTCTCGGTTGAAAACCGACTATGGTTGGGATCACGATACGATTCGTGCGTATCTCAACTATCTAGGTAAGATGAAGAACAAACTTGCCCTTTCTAATAAAGGCAAGACCGCGCATACCGATTCTCAACGGTCGAAAGTCTACAGAGCCGAATGGTCGTTTGAGCGTAAAAACTTCGAATCCATTCACAGGTTTTCGTCAATCAAAGAAGCGATTGCTTATGCCAACAAAGTCGTGAAGTCGGCAACATGGCAGAAAGTCAAAGGTCCTATCGGAAATGATATTCGGACTCTTGAAGTTCGCGCTCGGAAGATTGGTTCGCGCCTTGCCGGTCGCGCTTATTGGAACGGCATAATCGAACTGAACCCTGAGGTTGGTTTCAACGAATACACTTTGCTTCACGAACTTGCTCATAGTGCTGGTTATATGCACCACGATGGTTCGTTTGTTGAATGCTTGCTGAAACTAGTTTCCCGGTTCATGGGACCCAATCTCGCCAAGGAACTCAAGTCGGAATTCAAGAACAAGAAAGTGAAACTCAAAGTTCCTACTCCGAAAATCAAGATACCTGATGAATGGATCGTTGGTTATGAACGGATGAAAAAAGCGCGGGAAGCAAAAGGAGAATGAATGACTATCGTTTCTAAAGAATCAAATCAAATAGCAGAACACGGATCACCACAAGATCGCGGCAGTGCTGACCGGTATTACGGTCGTCGGTATGATCCTCATTGGTGGCCTGAAGGAACTGGTAAGGGGGTTCGGGTCGAAGCAGTCGATATGACTACCGAAGAACTACAAGAATATCGGTATGGATTTGATACTGAAGAGGACCGCAAACATTGGGAATAAAAACTTCAGTAGAATATATTTTTCATTATACATGTTCAGAATGTCTTGGTTGGTGGAGCATCGCAAGTCAAGAGAAATATAAACCCGATAAAATGTTCTGCCCACATTGTGGAGTAAAACATATTGAAATAACTACCAAGGATTATCAATAACTTCAAAGGAGAACGAGGACCTCTTGTTCTCCTCTTCTTTTATTGCATCCTCAACACCATTGTTTATCCATCCGAATGGTACCATATCATTCTCAATCTCTTGGATTCTACCATCAAATATCATTTTCTTGAGATTGACATTTGACATGTCTTCAAACATTTCTGTGACTGAGAAATATCCAAACAGAACAAGATTCATCATAAGATCATCATGATTTCCGTTTGATGCTTCATATGATTGACCTTTTGCAACAAAGGTGGTACACTCTTTGATTGTTTCTTTGTCATAGAGTCTGAGTTTATTACTTTCGATAATATCTTTGATGGAAGAACATCCTATTCTCTTCACCTTTTTATTCATTTCAATACCAAGAGCATCCGCTTTGATAGATGATGAAGCATGAAGATTTTCGTATTCTAGATCATAATAAAGCCCTTTCGTCACCAAAGAACCCTGATCGTTGGCTTCTACAATAACATATGCTTCATTGAAAATCTTGGCATATTTTTCTATCACATTCGGGAATAGAATTGGAGATATCTTGTTATTGCGATATGTGACAACCTGCTCAAAAGGTTCATTCGTGATATCAATGATATTGAATGATGAGTAGTCTTGACCTCTACCTTTTGCCACATCAACTAAAACAAGGTATTGATGTTTCTTTTCAGGTTCTTTGTAGATTTTCAAATCACCTTTTTCTAGAGTCTTGATAGGTTCTATTGCTCTTAGTTTCATAAGAGTTTCGCCATTGATCAATGTATCACCTGTGCCTAAGAATTCGTTTCCAAATTCTTGGTCGAACTGTAATTGTGAAGTGTTTTTGATGGTGTCTATTTTCCACTTTTCATCTCTTCCTGGAACGTCCCACCAATCAACTCTGAATGGTCTGAAATCGTTTGTGCCTTGTAATGCTCCGGTCCATAAATCTTCATAGACATTGCCTACGCCATTTGCAGTAGATGTAACAATAATCTTTGTAGATGTACCAGCAACGACAACGGGATATGTTGACGTATAGAATTCAACATCATTATCAACAAATGCAAACTCGTCTAGATAAAGCAGAGAAACCGATTGACCACGAATGGATTGTCCTGTAGTCGCAGCCGCAAATATTCGAGAGTTATTGGAAAACTCTATTGAACCTTTATTGAGTACTTTTGTGCCGGGTTGTAGAAAGAATGGTAAGTTCTCCAGCATCAATGTAATGCGAGAAAGCATTTCTCTTGCTGTTGCCGCTTTGTTTGCAAGGATTGCCACATTTTTATCGGGGTGAAAAATCGCATACCACAACAAATATGCCACAGAAGAAATGGATTTGCCAGACTGCCGACAAGCCAATATGATATTGAAACGGTTCTTTTCAAACGCTTCAAACATATTTTCTTGATATGGATATAATTCAAAATTTATAAGTCCCTTATCAAGCGAAATGATTTTACAATAGTTTCTGGCAAAGTATTTTGGATCTTTCATGCACTTGGCATATTCTGAAACTTGTTCAGACGACCAACTGTCTACAATACCATGTTTCTTTACATTAGTATTTCTACCTAATGCAAATTCAATGTCATTCGTTATCGTCATTTGGTGTAATGTCTATAGTTTGATTTTGTTCTGCTATCAGTTTTTGAAGTTCAACAGCAGAACCGATAAAAACATTGGTAATCTTGTCGGGTGGTTCCAACTGTTTCTTGTCCATTGTTTTGAGTTCTTTGTTTTTCTTATGCAGATCAAGAACCCTATCATTAATATCTGATAGATTTTTGATCATCGTGGCAAGAACTTCAAATGCTCTTGGATGTTCCGTTTCTTCAGCAACTCTCACTAAAGTTTCAAGTGATTGTTTGCCTGTTTCTAGGAGTTCAAAATAAGTACTTCTGGATTTCTCAAAATCATCATTAATATTATCATTCATTTTAAAACCTTATTGTTCTATTCGGTGTGCTGAAGTTTTTCTTTCGCATAATCGTTTTTGCCGCAACATCAAATTCATCGTTCCTGCTATCGTATGTGACGGCAATAGGAATATTTAAATCTGATTGCATGTCTTTAATTACTGCTTCCGATCCCTCTACGCTCTTGATAGATTTACCACTATTCTTATATATCTTTTTGATGAAGTCAGCCAACTCTTGCATTTTGATACAAGGATTATTTCTGTTGTCGCTCATACGATCTGCGAAATGTTTTGTGAAATTGAAATCAATATGGAACTTCTGAAACATACGATCAACAAATTTTTCAAATTCTTTCATATGACGATATGATATAAGATCACATTTGTCTTGTTCATATAGAAACTGTCTGAATCTTATCATCTTTCAGGTCTTCCTTTTTTGTAGCAGTCTCACATTCTCCGCAACAATCTTCAGTGCCACAATTTGGGTGGTCTTCAAGTATAATTGGAGGTTGTTCATTTTTTGTATTCATATGTCTATTTATAAAAAGTCGCGTTCTTTTATTTTTAATATTAGATTATTGGTTCCCATAATAAGTCTATGATATACCATTTTCTCTACATTAAAAATTTTACCGGGAACTAACAATTCAGGTAATTCATTTTCTCTTTGAAAACGCCAATTGTCTCCAGACATAACAAATATAGTCCTGTCCTTTCTGTCTCTATGCCAGATAAGTTCAGAATTATCAAGATTTGTATTGAATGATCTTAACCATTCGTTTTCACTGATATGCGTATCTACATATGGATTCATAAATTACCAGAAAAATGATCCCCCGCCCGAAAGTCCAAGTTGCTTTGCATAATAAGGTAGTCTACAAGCCCAATACGCTGCGGATGTTTTATCGTTTTGCTGATCACATTTGTGTCTTGCTGCAAACGATTTTCTTGCTTCAGGATTGTTTATTTTTACTTTTAATCCCGTTGTATCGCCCCAAGAAACTTTCTTGACATTGCCCGTTGATGGATCTTTTACATAAACATAATATTTCTTTGGTCCGCCAACTTTAGGTTTATTGAGTTCTGGTTGTTCTTCTTCCATAAGAGGACAATCAAGAGGTACATGATTGCCTTCATACAAACCAAACTCACCAATGTCAGTTTGTTCTATCATGAACTTATCAACACCTGAAAGTTCCAAGTTTCCCTCGTTATAGAGTTCTCGCGCTTCTCGGAATGTTTTGTAATATGCTTCAGATCCAACTCTATAAAGTTCACCAAGAGACATATTATTTTCGGCGACATATTGAATTGAACTATTGGATACGAATTTTCTAAAACTTATCATGTGCTATCTACCGTTTCTACTATTGTCGTCATGAAACCATAATCCGAATCAGGCGACAACAATATGAGATTTTGTTGGGTGACTAGGTGTTCTTTTAGGTTTATTGAAACTTTCAACTCCAGCACGTACTAGACGTGGGTCTTTTTTCTCTTCGTTCATTTTTTCCTTCTCTGATTGAAGGTAATCACGAACGGACGAGATATAGTCTTCCGCTTTGGTGATTTTAGACTGCACCCACTCAGGGAGATTGTCGTCGTCACCCATCATCTTCATAAGATCAGAAGCGTTACGTACCAGAGTCTTTAATTGACCCTTAGCCATATCGCCTTCTTTATCATATTCGTTTGGATCTTTTTCCTCTTTAGTCAATTTTTCCCAATTTTCTTTATCAGGATAATTCGGGTCACCAGGTTTCGCTGGTTTTTCACCTCTTTTTCTCTTGGCATGAATATTGTCCCAGAGGCCTCTTTTTTTCTCTTCTAAGTATTTTTTGAATGTTAGCATTGTTTTTTTCCTTATGTGCTATCTACTGTTTCTACTATTGTTGTCGTGAAACCATAGTCAGAATCAGGGGATACGTTTAATGGATTTGGTAATACTGTGATTGTCGCAAACTTTACATCCGAATCTGATGGACCTTCTTCCATCAGATAAAGATTATTGATGACTTTGCGAATAATATTTGGTGTTGGTGCTGTTGGGCCATAGAAATTGGCGTGCATTTCAAAGTCCAATGTGTAAATGATCATTCGTCTATCTAAAAGAGTGCCTTCATAGTTATCCGTAAATGTCATAGACATCAGAGTGATCGGAACATCTTCTATCACATCATAATCGGTGAATGGTTTGATTGATAAACTATACTGAGGCGTAAAATATGGAATGATCTGCTCAACAATCTGTAAAGCATCTTCTTGTGTCTTGGCATATATGTTCAACTGAAAACTAATATTATATGGAACAGGGGCATATATTTTTCTTCTGTTGGAAACCGTAGTCCCAGATTGTGTTATAGTTTGTGTCTTGATCAGTTGCCTTTCTGAAGCATACTGATAATTTATGATTTCAAAAGACATACGAGGTAACTTGATAGCAACTTTTGTGTCGGTATCAAGATCAGGGTTCTCTCTCAACCTATCAAGATATTTTCGTTTCGGTGCATATGATAAAGGAACTCTTACAGAACTACGAATATCACCATTCGCATTTTTCCGCAGCACATAGATTTCCTTGAATAGCGACCCAAACATCGCTACTGATTTTCTTATGCGTTCATGATAGAAATAGTTGGTTAGCATTTATTTCGGTTCTTTCGACTCTATTTCATTAACTTCTTTATCACTCTTAATGATTTTCTTGCATCCGGGTGATTTGGATTAATGCTCACTTCATCACCATTTACAAAATCTGATATATTTGCAGATTTACCTAACATTGTTATCGCTTTATGTAAAGGGTCTTTAGGATCATAGTTGGTTTCAAAATTTGGTTTACCTCGCAATTCGACCCATTTTGAATCACCCTTATTCCACATTTTGAGCGTATCTTGATTCCCACCACGAATCAACTTTAATTTAACACCCTCTGATATATATTGCTTAAAACGTAACATTATCTTGGATCTCCAAATGGATTGTCTTCAGAGAAGTCTAAGAAATCCATATCTGTTGCTGATGTTTCAAATGCTGAGTTGTCTTCGTTTGCGGATATTGTGTTCGTTTCTGTGACTGTTGCAACATTGATACTTGTGCCTGAAGTCCCACCAACAATATTGATTCCTGTAGTAAACTCATGGAAGTTATAACCATTACCAGCCGAGTCATCACCACCAACATGAGCGACCCACATAGTCGCATCTGAATCGGCCCATCTTACAACTTCACCAGAGATAACAATACCGCTTGAAAGTGTTTGGGTGACAGTTTCACCAACTGTGTAACCAGCACCCGCCGAATCTGTCGTGATGTTCCAACGATAAGCAAAGTCTTTTTCAATTTCATCTATTTCAGCAATATTCGTATCAAACTGCTCATCATTATATTCAAACAACTCACAACGCAACTTATACACTGGAAGATTTCGTAACTGATAAAACGGATCTTCGTGTTCAACATGCATAATCTCAAAAAGAGATTTTGACATAGGAAGATAGATCAAGTCACCTTCTCGGGGTCTTACAGAACTTATCTCGTTATCTAATCGTGCGACCGTTTGTGACCATCTCCTTCTCGCAAGAACAAAGGTAGCGGCATCACGAATCTCTACTCCGAACTTTGTATAAAGATCACCTTCTCCATCAAATCCCATGACATTTTCGGGATACATTTCCACGATATATGCCGAGTTGAATTTAGAAGGAACATCATCGCCAAGAATCGTGTCTTCTCTCACAATATCGCGAGGAAGATAATACACATCTTGACCATAAAACTTCAAGGACTCTACAATGATATCTTCGTAGAGTTGTTGTTCACTTGAAACTTTTTGGTTGAAGTAATGATTCGTTGCCATTTATTGTTTCTTCTTTTTTATCTTTAGGTCATAACCTTTAGCACCATATGCTATATCATCTTCAACCGATCTAATCTCTGGTCTTGTTTCTGGTGGGTCTTGATTAGGATATTTGTCTTCCATAAACTGCTTAAACGTTTTCATTTTTGACTCCATACTCTTTTCCCATCGATTAAAGTCCATGTTCTACCTTTCCAATGATTGGATAGTTTTTCCTTTGTCGAATCCTTCATTGTTTTCCCAAGATTCGCCTCAGACATTTTTCTTCTGGTTTCTTCTGTATGAGTTTTTCCATAAAACCCATTTTTTTCTCCCCTAATGGATTTCCCTATATTTGCTTTATGTGTTTCCGATAAAGTTGATCCTGTTCTTATTTTTTTATTTGCAGCGCCGATTTTTCTCTTTGTTTCTTCACTGTGTTCAGACAAGTAAAACTTGCCACCGTTATGTCTATTGTAATACATCTCATTTGTAGAAGCATTTGCCGCTTTCAATATAGAAGATTCTAAATCAATCATATCTTTCTTTTTTCCTGTAGCGATAATAGTTCTCGAAAAATCTTCAGGACGTTTTTCATATTCGGCCAACATATATTTACTTGAACATACATAACCATCGTCAGGATCACCTTTATGATACCCAACGTAAAGCATATTGGTTGCCTCATCAGTCCATTTATATACGAATGCTTCCATATTATTCACCCTACAAAAAAGTCACAAGGTTCTTCCCATGTCATTCTTAAAGTTTCTTCAAGCGATTGGATTTCGTTATTCGCATCATCAAACATTTGTCGACCGTTCAATGTGACCCCACCTGGCAACTGCATACCTTCAAACTTGATCAGG